GATATCACCATATCATCAGCGTCATCGAGCGTAATGATCGGCTTATGCCCAAGCAGCATAACAGCAAGGCTTATAATACTAGTCTTAGTGTAGGCCAATTGGGCAAATCCTTATTACTTTCTTACACAGTCGGAATTGTCGAGTACCATATATGTGCGACCCAAGTACTATCACCAGTGGTAAATGCACCAGTTGTATTTGAAAGATAAATTCCTTTATTGACACCAGCTGTAAATAGAATATCGGAATCATCACCACTCGCACCTTCAAACTGGAATGCATCACTTGCTACAGCAAAGAAATCTGCCGCTTTTTGAGCATTTGTTGCAAGGACACCAGCACCGTGCACAGTTGAGTCATATTGCAAAGCAACTGGACCGCCTGCCGCATAAGCCGCAGAAACAAATGTCATTGCTAAGACTGCTCTATGAACGACATGTAGCGTATTAGCACCACCATTTGCTATTAACAATTTTGGAGCAGCATAAGCGCCATTAAATTCAGCTGCGGTTACAGCTACTGCAACATATCTCATAGTCGTCAATGGGACCCGAAGTGTCGTACCACTAAACTCTAAACCATTGCCGAGAGTCACTTCAGAAACTTCTGTCGTACCCCCAGTTGGATTACCTAATAAGGTATGCGTTGCAATTTCCTGCATTTTAGCAAATGTAACTGCATTGTTCTGGATATTTGAAGTCCCTACACTTCCACTTGCTGTGAAACTGCTAACAGTGACGCCAGTTGAACTAGAAGTAGCAACGATATACATGTTACTGCCATCTGTACCATTTACAAAAATAATATCGCCTACGCTTAAATTTGCAAAAATCGATAGAAAATAATCAGCAGCTGCGATTGTAGCGAGCGCATCATTAGGACTGCCATATACGAAAACATTTGGTGCATTTAATACAGTTGGGGAACCGCCAAAAGGTGTGACGGTTATTTGACCTTCGTTCAATGAAGATGAAATACAAGTCCAGTTTGCAAGTGTAAAAGCCATGTTGAAATACTCCTATTCATTAATGGATATTAGGCTTCATCGCAATCTATTTCGATGATACCAAGATTATCAATCGTGATTGCTCCAGCAGAGAATATGCCATTTACCAACCATGACGTTTCACGAGGCAAATAGTTAATTTCAGTACGGAAATCATGACCTATACCCATACCAGTCGATTGTTTGTGCCAGAAGAAGGTTTTTCGAATAACGCCAGTAACAAACGGTAATCCGCCTTCGACCATTTCTGGAATAATAATGATATTGACACCCAGATAATCCCGGACAAATCCCTTATCTAATACTCTATTTTGAGTATAGAAAGTTGATACAAACTGATCAGCTTGTAACAAACTTTGGAAATTACTTGCAGACATTGCTGCAAATCTTTCGGGCAAAGGAACTGCATTGTTATCGAAGAACTGAATAGCTTGAGTGTATTTCACATAAGTCATGTTAGTGCCACCATTTAATATGGTTTGGCCAGGACTAACTGCAAGTGAATCAATAATAATCTGGTCTGAACGACGGCCAAGAGCGTTTGCGACTAACATCGCATTTTCCATCTTAGCATCGAAGTTAACAGTCAACTCTTGTACAGAATCAACCGCTGTTGGTGCTGTATATTTCTGTAAGATCGCAGAAGATTGCGTATATCCAGGATCTTGAATGACCACGGTTTGTAAGTATCCAGTTGGTACTGCTTGGATCTGGTTTACTTTACGAAATGAAACTGAAGCACCAATCACGTCTCTACGGACGCGAACGGTATCTCTTAGTAAAAAACCAAGAGATTGATATTCGGCTTTTACGAGTGCATCAAACTCAATTTGTTGCACGGCTGTTAATGAAGCAGACATGGCTTTTTCCCCTCTAAAATTATTAATCAATAATGAATATTTTGACTAAATCATTCTCAGGGCTTGCCAACGATTAGATTATCTCGTTACCGAGGTCTAGGCGGAAAGTTGTCCTTTCGTAATCCATTTGTCAGAATAGAATACGGACTGATACTAATTATCAGTCTTAAGCACCTACTTTGTCAACAAAGCCAGGTGTATTTTTTGCAGCTATTTCTAAACGTTTTGAAAGGTCTTTTCTATAATTATCATCTGTTTTATATTTTTGCAGATTATTTTGAAGCTCTAATTTAACATCATCAAGGGACTGACCACCACCAGATATATTGCCTTGATCATTTGGGACTTGTGGATTTGTTGACATCATCTTACCTCTTAATTCTTCAAGCGCTTTAATCGATTCAGCATTGGTCAAGCTATTAGTGAGTCCTTCATAAGCATCTTTGGATAGGTTGGCTTTTGCCCAGTTATCAAGAGTGATGACTCTCTCTCTTGCATTATCACCAAGCTTTTTTAATTCCTCATCAGTATCAATACGAAATTCATCAACGTACTTATCAACTGATTCTATCATTTTGTCGATAAATTCTTGAGGTACTCGTTTTTCTTTGGCAGCAACCTGAAGGTCTTGGAAAGGTACATAATCAGGATCTAGAAACCTTGATTTAGTAAAATCATAATTTTCTGGCACTGTACCTAATCTTTTTTCAAGTTCTGAATTACTTTTAGCCATATCTGCGACTGTCTTATATTTATCAGGCAGCCACGATGGTCTTTCTCCTACACCTGGTAAGCCTTCATCTATAAACCAAGAAGGTACAGGTGGATCATTATTTTCTGTTGTCATTATTAGTCTCTGCTAAAATTTTCTGGTCATGAGATTGAATTGCCATCAAAATCATACGTGCAAAATCTTTAAAACCTTCTGCCCACATCACATCAAGCTGATAAGTAGCAGTACCTGGCTTTGCTAGAGCAGGAATGAGATAACGTTTCGTTATAATATCCATGAAACGTCGGCCTTGTTCATTTAGTTTGAAAAGTTCATAGACAAGTTTATCAAATTCAATGACATGCGGGTCATTTTTCATCCTATCTATATTTTCTTTGTATTGTTTGAAGTAATCTTCTGGTTCTAAAATTGGATTATGTTTAAATGAATTTTGATCCATTATTTCCTCATTAGGACATAGCTATTGGTTGTGTACTTGGACTTGGTGGCGCTTCTGGCATACTACCTGCCGGATTTGTAAGTTCCATTAAACTTTGTTTATTTTTCATATCTTGCATTACTTTAGCGACATCACCTGGTTTATTCAATAATCTTTCATCTATTTGCATTTGTTGTGCTAACCAATAAGGCGTGTATTCGGGATTGATATAAAGGACTGAAGCTTCAGGTCCCATTACACCTTGCATGACTTGAACAAACTGAACAAACTTTTCAACTTCAGCTCTACCATGAGCTAGAGCTAATGGTGATTTATATTTAAATTTAATAGGCAAACCGCCAACATTTGGATACGGTAAAAGTCCCATGTTATTTAAAATATAAGCAAAACGTTTGATCACTGGCCATAAAAATTCTTGTTGCATTCGTGAGAATATAGGGCCTATTTTTTCTGCTAAGGTAGATTGCTTCATTGCAAGTTCATATGCAGTCTGTGGTTGCACGCTACGCGAATCTTGCGGTTGTTCAGCATATAGGAGCTGTTTAATCTGCATTCTCAAATCAGCCATCGTCATCTGTGCAAACTCGGGAGAAGCGCTGTTTGGCAAAGGAATAAGAGGAACCTGACCATTGCTACCAATCGGAGAAATCGGAATAATGGTGAATGGTTCGAGTTTAAATGTATGAGGATTAAATACAGCGTCGCTAAATCCCATATAAGGTCTGAAAGTATTAAGGTTAGCAGAAGCAAGTTCAACCCTCGCCATTTCATTTAAACTAATAATGGAAGGTAGAGCTTCCATTACAGGGCCACGGCCCCAAGTTTCATTGTTCACTTTCTTCCAGCGCCATACAATACCAGGGCTTGATTCTAGCCATTGAAAGTAAAGCAAATCATTATCAGCCCATACGGCGTATAGATACTTTTTAGGCTGATTAGCAAAGTAAGCAACACCTTCATAGACATTTCTAATGACCGCATCTGGATCACTTGATAATAATGATTGAAGATTTGGTGTTATCACAATCTGCGGCCAGCGTGTATTAAGTTCAGCTATCTTTAGGTTTTGCCAAGTACGAAACCATGATTCAATGTTCCCATTAACTGCTTCTTCAATCGCCAGTTTATCCGCAGGGATACTCGTACACATAAAAGGCATTTTATCATCAATTTGATTAATGATAAGAGCTGAGGTTCCAACTGCTAAATCGTAATAACATTCATTAATTGTGACATCAAAATTTGAAGAATGAATATGAGTAAAAAGCCTACGCATATATGAATCTAAGACCATCTGAGCTTCTTCTAGGATACTTAAATTCTCTTTGTTCTCAGGATCATCCACCATTGTTTCATCAATTTCTAAGAATCCCCATTGCGTCTGTGGGGGTGTCATGGTGTCATGTATCTTAGAAACAAAGTTTGTAACAGCTTCAACTGCGGTTGTGTCATAAACACGCGTATTTTGAATTGTACCTTGGAATTCTTTTCCAGGTAGGTAATAGCGGTTTCTAAAAGGAATGCAATAAAAATAAGAGGCTTGCTGTATAGGAATCCATAAATCCGCAACATACTTAGCAGCATTATAACGCTTTCTAAGCGTCTCCAGTAACGAATTAGCAGGCATCGCAACCGGTGGCATTCCTTGCGTAGTATCCATGAGTTACCCGCCTAATTGATTAGACATATCCTGTGTTGCTGGATTACCAACCCCAAGCAATCCTTGAACACGATAATTACGTCTTAAAGAACGAATTTGTTTTTCTTGGACCCGACGACTTTCAGCTTCTGTTGATTTTCTTGATTGATCAAGTTGCTGTTTTGCTAGATTAGTTTGATCTTGATATGCTTTTATTTGAGAGTTAACTAATCTTGCTTGTTCTAAATCTTTCTCTCGATTATACAATCCCAGACTAGAAACATTTGTCCAGGTGTCTCTTACTTTCGTCCAAAAACTCATAGATCCTCCTTAAATCCAAATATGAACGTATATGGTCTTAGGCTTAAATTCTTCTGGACGAATAATTCTGTCCACGTATACAATGTGCCATGGTACCTTAATTAGTTTACGTAATTCCTTTATTTGTGAAAGGATTTTCGACACCGGTATTCTCCTTCACAATAGACAAATCTGATTTTAACTCATCTATTTGTTTTTGTAATTCAAAGTTTTGATGTACATTCAAACCTACATTAACAGCTTCCATGAGCTGTTTAAATTCAGCTGCAGTAAAGTCACCTTCTGAAGCCTGTCTTAAAATGTCTGCATAAAGCTGAGTAGGAGAAGCATCTGCATCAACATTTATTTTTATCTTAGAATTTTTACTAATACCAAATTTAGCCCATCCCATAAGCTTCCAATGCTCAAACTCATAGTTCATCGTACCAATTTGATATTCCTTGTCCTTGATCTTTCGTCCTTCTTCATACCAAAGTTGCTTAGCGACCATCTTAGAAAAGTGATAGAGATTTCTAAACAATTCATGGTTTCTCACCCATGCAAGGAATGTAGTTTCTGCAATCATTGCTTTAATGCAAAATACACTTACACATCCATTATCAGGATCCATCATGACTTTAATTAATAATTTACAATGTTCTTCTTCTCTATATTTTTGCGTACATTTATATCTAAAATGTTTATATACTGTATCTACATCTAACCCTTGAATGATTGACATCGTTGTTCATTCCTTAATTCGATGGTTTAATATACAAACATTTTAAAGGATATTCATGAGAATGTTAAACATTACTCAATTCAGGGACTTAATTGTACAGTCAAGCCTCAACGATTTACTTCTTTATTCTAGAGATGCAGAAGAATTACTTGTATTTACCTGCGCTGTCGAATCAATGGGTGGTACTTACCTTAAACAAATCATTGGACCCGCTTTAGGTATTTACCAAATGGAACCAATCTGTTATAATGATTTATGGCATAATTTTATTATACCAGATAATAGACTATCTTTGCGTCTTTTCAACAACTTTGACGTAAACAGAATGCCATCAGAATCACGTCTTATCTATGACCTTAGATTTGCAACCGCTATGACGCGAATCTTTTATATGAGAATTCAGGAACCTTTGCCTTCCGCTTCTGATATTAATGCTATCTGGGATTATTACAAAAAATATTACAATACTGCCAGAGGTAAAGCTCATAAAGACGAATCAATCAAAAAGTATCATGATTTTGTGCTATCTCGGAACTAACATCTTTGTACATACTCAATAGCGTTACAGTATTCACGCTATTAAAACAAACACGGCATAAAAAGCGAGAAACACGCTTATATTCAATTCCCATTTCGTCCTTCTTATAAAACCATTCAATTGGAATATAATCATGAGGGCCGCGGTTCTTGCCGCATAACTCAATCTCTTCGCGTCTCTTCCGCGCTTCAGCTTCATCTTTAGCAGGGTGTAAACTCATAATACAATCTCTTCTTGTTTATCTTTTTTAACTGGAAATTCCACACCGACATATTCCCAATCATTAGCAAGTAAATCTTCTGAACTAGCCGCATACATGATGCAGTTACCTACCGTTCTAACTTCGACATGGTTAATGTTATTCAATTTATTCTTAACGAGATAAACCTTGACTTTACGTTGCCATTTACGTCTTGTAACTGTATCACCATTATTAATGGCATTTAATGCTTCAGAAAAATTCATTTACAGACATCACCTATATCAAAAGAGTTTGCTAACTTCATTCGCTCGCACTTCTCATTCTGATTATCGAATAAAAAATATATTGTAATTAATGTGCAAATTAATAAAACTATTGATAAATATCTCATACAGGCGATTATACGACGTGCCCGCACCGCCGTCCACCTACTCCACAGGTAACATGTAATCCCGATGGTTCCACATGGTTCCACGCGAAGGTTCCACGATAACTCT